TCTGTGAAGGTTTTATTAATAACAATTTAACATAATCGTACAAGTATTGTACCTGGTCGAAAAAAAGATGTTCAAAAATACACCTGATGTTATCCCAGGATCCAGTTACGGGTTTGTTTTTTAATGGAGGATATAAATTATAGATCCCTTCAGGAACAGGTTTAAATTCCACTTCTTTGATACCCGGATAATTGTTCGGGATATTACCAAAATCATGATATTTAGTTAATTTGAAAATTGTTTCCTTACCATGCTCGGTAAAAAAAAGGTCTGTCCTTACGGGAATGATTTTACTTTCTCCTAAACCGCTTTTTATTATCCGGTATATCCCCCCCTCCATCTGAAAATAATTTTTGAATTCACCCTCCCATTTTTTAGCTTCTATGAAAGCATTGTCCAGGGTTGTCTTTATTTTCTGCAAATCATTTACAGTGGCACTTTGGGGATGGAATAATTTTTTTCTTCTGCTTTCATCTGAAATATATTTTTCAACGTGCTCCCTGGGGAAACGCTTTGCCAGTATTAAAAAGGTTTTCCAAATTATATTATCGGTATACCGGACCTTACCTAATAATTTTTTTTCAGTTAGCAGATTCTCAATATCAAAAAATCCGGTGCCATGCTTTAAGATTGTTTCATCTGGCCGGGTGGTGGGCGGTGCTTTTATTAATTCGTACTTTTCGGGCGTTTCATTTATGTATGCGTCCGGATCCCAGGTGCAATTAAAAAAACGGGTGCAGTCCTTAGTCATGGGATCAACCTTGACTCCAATAATCCTTGAAACGTTTTCCAGAACCAGGGCTATATCTTTTTCCGATTTTATTTCAGCATAGAGATACACATGTAACCCTTTATTTCCTGGGCTAAAAGCTATCACGAATGAATATTTTTCAAGCTGTTCTATCACCCAGGATTTGGTTTTTGATATATCCTTTACATTGTCTATATCAATCGCCACAATGTTTGTGAATCCGCTTAAAAATTTCTTTTGCCTTTTACCCTCAAAACGACCTTGCACACAAATACCTGGCAGGGTCTTTTTATATTTGTTATACTCCGGAGATCCCTTTTCACTTTTGCGGATTTTATGAATAATGTCTCTTATATCCTTAACAATATTCCCTGACACATATTCCCCGGAAACAACGCCCTTCAGGAAATCAGAAATACCGATCTCCCAGGCAATTTTTCCTGAAGTCACCGTAGAATTGATTCCCTGGAATGATATGGATTTAGGATTATTCATGTATTGAATATTTACTCGGTGAGTTGTTTTAAAATGATATATTTAATTGGATGGGGGTCTCCGATCCTGGGGTGTGTGTTAATAAACATGTTCATCATTCTCTTTTTTTCCCAGTCGGGAACTTTTTCCGGTGTAATGATTTTTTCTATATTTACCGTCGATGCCTGTGTAATAATGTTCATTTTTACAGGGTGTTGGGGATCCTGAATAATTCATTTACCTGGGGAGGCAAGATGATTTTTTGGGATCTTTTTTTATTTAATCTCTGTTTTTAAAACCCAGTTTTTTTAATTCTTCCTGGACAATGGTCCTGATGAATTTTGCTACTGACATATTTTTCCTTTTCGCAGCATTTTTGATTTTCTCATAAGATGCTTCGGAAACTCGTATTGCTAAATGTGGCATGTTCATAACTTTGGATTTTGAGTGTTGTCTTTTATTATTGGGATGTGCATTTCTTCTGATCTTTTCTCTACAATACCCTGGATAAAATTAGCTGAGGATATTCCTCTTATTTCTGATACATGTTTGATATTTGCCTTATCCTGTAAGGGAAAAGGGATGATTATTGTTTTTTTCATTGTATAAAATTTAAAGAGTATTTAACGAAATATATACTATTTTTCTCCGTTTTTTAAATTGTGTATTTAAAGTATGTGTTAATAACTTTCGGATCGGTTTGCATTTTTTGATCCTTATTTCATTGTTCTGAAAAAAATCATAAAACATTAAATAATGAAAAGTTACTTTTTTTTACGATCTCCGGAATCTCAATAATAACGGGCATTATCTGATTTTAACCAAGTCCATCGATCAGCTCCATGGCCAGGGACCGGCGCCGGATCCGGGATGACCTGGCCAGCTGGTCCTTTTACATTTTTTGGACTGCATTTTAGATGTTGATTAAATTATTACAACTGTTTTAACTCAGGCCATGAATAAAAAATTAGACGAAAACGAATTATCTTTTTTTAGTGAGCATATTGAACAGCAACTAAAATTTGAAATTAACAGTATTGGTCATCTGTATAAAAGTGACAAAATTTCATACCTAAGAGCACAAGAAAAACTTCGCCAAGCCTCAAAGGATATTAAAAGGTTATTCTGGGAGGGCAGGGAAATGATCTCGAAAGAGCACAAAAAAATCAATTTCCTGTTTAAGGTCAAAAATTCTATGAATGAGGATATGACTGTAAAAAAGATTAATCACGCACACGACGATCTTGCAGTGATAAATGATGATATGACTGTAAAAAAGATTAGTAACGCACACGACGATCTTGCATGAATTTATCCGAATGTCCATAAAACCTGGTCCACCTGGTCGGGATCCACAAACTGGTCCACTGGACCTGCCGGCATCGATGGTTTTTCCTGGTTACTTCGACCAAAGCAACCTTCTGGCCGGTCTACTGATCTGGTCCATTAACCTGGCCGGAGCTTGTCACTCATACGGCCAGGGGGGGTATTAACGAAGAATAATTTTAAAAGTTGCAGGATCCACTACCTGGGTAACTGGCCATTTGAAAGAAATTGTACACTTTTTGAGGGATCCACCAGGGTAACTTTAAAAAGATCGTTGCTTAGAGGGGCCTAATTGAACCCAATATTTCAGAGATTCGTTTTTTTGCCTTTATAACCATTTAAAGTCCCCACAGATCGATTTTTAGCCTTTTTTTATGAAAGTAAGGGTGTAGATCTACCGGGGGGGAGATCGTCGCTCTATCATCAAACAATCCCCCCCGTGCAGGGTGTTTTTTTATATGCAGATATTCTGCAGGGGGTGTCTCATGTGAGACAAGTAACAATTTGTAACCAAGTCCTGACCGGGATCAGAAATGAAAAAAATAATAAATTTCTGTAAGCCTGGCCTGGCAAAGGTTTCAGGGGTAGGGCTTTTAATCTATCACAAAACAGGCTGTTTTATTTACAGTTTTTTGATAACAATTTTTCTTCAATGCTCTAAAACCCTTATAAACACTGGAAAGTCCTATATCTTGTATTATGTTAAGTAGAAGATATTCAAGACAGGATCCGGAGGGTGAACAGAGGGATATTTTTGGGATATTTTTGAGATAATTCTGGAAATTAAGCATAGCTTAAAAATTAATAACCAGGTTATGGGTCCGGATAGTGACCAGGTGGTGATCCTGCCATGGTCCTGCCATGGTCCTGTCATGGAATCCTGCCAGATGATCAGCTGGTAATGGCCAGACCAGATCGATGCCGGCAGATCCAGTGGACCAGGTGATGGATCCGGCCAGGTATTAGGTTGTGATCGATCCAAGAATAATAAAGATCCCCAGGTGTGAAAATAGTAAACCACCCAGGGATCTGTCTCCGGGGAAACATTCGATATTATTCGGCCCCTCATCAAATGTTAACAGATCCCCCGGAGGTATTTCTCCAGGGAGAAAATTTACAAAACTCCCTGGAGGTTTTACTACAGCTAAGCCAAGAGTGCGCTCCCGAATGCCAGGGCATCGGATGATCTTAATTTACAATCTATGTATGCATGAATTATCATCCTTATTTTTCCTTCTTTTGACAGGGTCATAGGATCCATTGTGATATCAAACCCTCCGTACTGAGTTATGATAATATGTGCAAAATTACAAAATAATATCCCGTACTCATCAGAAGTTGTGTGCAGGGTTTTACTCATATTTCCGGTTTCAAAAACATGATGCCCGTTCAATTTTCCATCCTCAATGATAAACCTTCCTGTTGCTGTCCCTTTGTCACTTTTTTTCAAAAGGCCGGCCAGCGAAGGATGCACAATGTAGCCACATTTAATCCCCCAGGATTTTGTCTCCTGAACTGACGTGGCCAGGTCAACCGCCTGGTCAAAAGTTACACCGGCGGAACCTGAAAATTTATCTGAAGCATCGGGCAAAAATCCTGCAGGCGATACATTGGCTACAAGTGCATCATTGCTTAATATCGTCTGTTCTAACCTTGCGATACATGCGACGATAAGATCATTATAAAATACTTTTTCTGCGGCAACTGAATCCTGCTTCAAAAATAGCCTACTATAATTCAGAACTGCTGTGATCCTGTGGGGTTTGAATTTTTTATCTGAAAAACCTCCTGCCCCGTCCGGTGCTTCTCCCACTTCATCGGCCCATGATCCTGCACTGCCTTCATATTCAGGGAGGGAAAAATTTGCAGAAAGTCCGGTTACAAAAGTTGCGCCCCCCCTCAAAAGCACGCTTTGATTGCTCAAAGGTTCAAGCAAATTCGCCTTTTCTTCTCCAACGATTTCAGCTCCCTGGGTGGGGGTGCCAGCCAGAATATCAGATCTGAAATTCGGCACATTAAGATCCAGGGGCAAACACATTCCATCTATCGAAATCTGGCCTGTTTTTTCTATGAATTGCTCTTTACCTTTATTGAAAATATGCGTAGTTATCTCATCAAAATCCTTGCCTGAACCATATATCCGATCTAATTGGTTTCGTAAAGCTCTGAGAATACTGAACTGATCTGGTTTGATTTTTGTTTCCATGATTTTAAGTTTAAAATGTAAATTAAAATGTAAATCGTAATTGCGTGTTGTTTATTCTTCTTCTGGTAAAACTCCGGGCTGGCCGGTAGACCTTTTTTGGCTTTCTTACAACAGGATCCTGCCCGTAAATTTTGATGTTTAAGCCTTCTATTTCAGATAGAATACCGGTGATTTTTTTATGTTCTCCTGGTGTGAGCTTTTTAAAATCTCCGCTTAAAAGCCGGTCCACCTGGCTTATTAATTGTTGTTTTCTATCTGTTAATTCCGTCTGGATCATGATGTTGTTTTGAACTCTTCTTCAATGAACTTTTCATCTACAAAAATATTTTTAGGCATAGGAATTTCTCCCAACATTCTCATTTGATTTTTAAGATCCTGCCAGTAAGGTTCTAATTCGATTTTTTTCATCTGGTTTTCAAGATCCCTGTAATAATTTTCAAGATCCGGGGAAGGATGGGGGAAATCTCCGGCACTTGGATTTTTTTCTTTCAGCCAGGTACCCAATGATCGCAGGCCTGCTGTTGTTTCCGGGTAGGCGGGTGAGATTACCAGGCTTATATCCCGTATTTCACTGATTTTAGTTATGGTCCTGATGTACTTTCCATTGGTGGCCTTTTCCCATCTGTCCCCCCCCTCTGCCAGGCTAAAATCAAAGCTACTACCCCGAATGTCTCCCCTTCGTAAGTATTCCTTTGCTTCTTCACCCAGTTCTGTTTTAGGGGGGGTGAACTTATAGTGTAACCCCTTGGGATCTGTTGTGAGGCTTAGAGTGCCCTTACCAAACCTGGATCTACCAAGTATACCCCTGGATCTTTGATGATCCAACAAGGCCAGCACATCAGATATGGCTATTACTCCGTTCATAGCTTCAGGCAAAATCTTTTCATAGAACTGACCAGAAATCAATTTTGACAGACTGTTAAATACCATTGCATACCCTGATATCTTTTTGGTTTTGGGATCTGATCGGACTTCGGACTGGTTGATATCCAGGCTTCTGATTTCGTTTTTCATTTTTAAAAATTCGTTAGTTAATATTTATTTTTCGTTATACTATCTTTTAAACTTTCGCAGCTGTCCCGGTATCAGTTCAAATTCTTCTATCCATTGATTCAATATTGTTTTGTAATCATGCTGGATCTGAACGGCCGGATGAATTTTTGTGTAAGTGGTACCGTTATCATCTTTTTTGGTTATTGTTAATCCTTCTTTTTCTATGATTTCCGCAACCTTTATCCAGCCGTGATATGTTATTGCAATAATTATAAGCCCTCCATGATACAGGCCGATCTTTACGATCCCGTTATCCCTCAGCTCCTGCAGTAAATTTTTCATATACTGCTTTGCTTCCATGCTGATTTTTTTCGGTATTTCAAATTCATTATTCATTTCATTACTCTAAACTTCTGCAGCTGTGGTGGTATCTCTTCGAAAAGGTCACCCTGCAAGGCATCTATTCTAATTTTTGTACCCAAAGTCAAACCATAATCCAGCAGTAATTTTCTTAATTGCGCACCACTGTCAAACGCAATTTTAATAGCTGGATGTGGCTTTGTGATGGTAGTATTCCGAGCGTTTGTTTCGCTGATTATATTACCCTCTTTTTTGTAAGTATTTGTAGCATCCAGCCAAAGATCATAAGTATTTGCAATCAGCTCCAGGGAGACGTGGTCAAGGATGGTTATCTCAATCCCTTTATCGCGAAGCTCCTGCAGTAGCTGTTTCATGTATTTTTTTGCATCGAGACAAATATCCGTTGGTATGTGAAATTCTTTTTTTTTCATTTAAATATCAATCTATGTGAATGTATGGCTTTTTCAATATGATATGTTTATAAACGGTGTAGAACACGTGGTTTCGGGGGCTTTCCATACTTAAGACCCCCCCTATCCCCTGTTTCTATTTTTATAACGATTCTGATCTGTTTTAACCACTTTTTTATTGTTTCTTACTGACTATCAGTTGTTTTGATCAATTTCATCTATCTTTTACTGTGTACCACTGTGTACCACTGTGTACCACCCGTTGGTTCACACTTTTCTCAATGATAGCAAGGGTTTCAGAGGAAATGTACCTGTGTACCACCCCTCTCAATTCCTTATATATATATTTATTATTATTTACTATACCCCCTTTATTAGTACTTTCTATTTTATATAATATATATATATATATATGGTATATATGGTACACAAGTAATGTAACCCCTATAACCACTGATAAAAGTGTGTGCCAAAGTGTGTACCACCCCTGGTACACAATGGAATAGTGTAACTCTGTAACCCCTATAACCACTGATAAAAGTGTGTGCCGGGTGTGTGTACCACCTAAAAATATACTACTGTTTTTTATCATTTTTAAACTTTTTATTATGTGCACCTGTAGACCAACCTATAATTTAAAATGGCATTACAATTTCATCATCATCATCATCATCAGGATCGATCACATCTGCCCGTCTCACATAAAACAGACTTCTCCGTCTATCATTTCTTGCTGATAGTCTGAATGAAACAGGGTTTATATCAGGCAACCCCGTCAAAAAGTCAATATTATACTGTTTTCTTGTTTCGAATTCGTATTGATAGATCCAATCTTCATTACCTATTAACCCTCTAAAAACAGGAATAGACATTTTAACATTGTAAAATCTGTGAACGTCTTCTGCTGAAAAACGTATTTCTTTTAAATCAGCGTTTTCGGCAAATAAAAACATACACCTGTTATTTAGCTGGGTGATTGCGCTATGTTTTACCTGGTCGTACAGCGATAATCTAAAATGATCAGTGATAACATTAACAGGAAACCAGGCTCTTGACTGAGGTTCCGGAATAACCATTTTGTGATCATATAGTAAATAGTTTATAAACCCCGGGATCTCTTTGCAAGCATTATCATACAAATCCAATTTCTTTGTTTTAGGCTCTGTGATTTCAAAGGTCCAGAAGCGATTTTCTTCTTTATCCAGGTAAGTAAAATCCAGGTTATTACTTGCTAAAATGAAGTGCATGTTATTTCTGATCTGTGTTACGTCCCTGCCTTTATGTTCCATGCTAACATATTCCGCTGTGGACAATGATTTGATTTTCTCAAGTTCTTTTTTGTCGAGCTTGGACTCATCGATCATAACCAATTCTTTGCTGATATAATGGCTATTGAACCTGCTTGAAAAATCCAACATTGAAATTATTGTCCCATTGGGATTAAATATCTCCCTTATGAGATTCAGGAAGGTTGTTTTACCTGTCTCCCGCCGGGAGGAAATAAGAACCAGGATAGGTAGGATCTGTGAAG